GATAATCCTATGGCGAATGTTTTGATGAGCGACTACGATGGTCGCCCGGATCGTCCTTCGGCTTGTGGATACGAGACGGTTCGCGATGAAGTGAATCATATGTTATCAGGCCGTATTCCTTATGGTCCACAAAAGTCCCGTTCTCCCATGCCCGATGCTCAACGAAATGCATTTTCTAGGCAGTTCGTTTCCGGCCCCGTGACGAATATTCCGGGTGATCAGACCGCTTTCGCGGAATGGTTATATGGTGAGAAAGGTGCCCCGATCTGCAAGTCGGATTCGAGTTTGTGCAATGTCAACGCTCGAGGGGTACAATTAGAAGCCTTCGGTGGTTTAGATCCGACTGGTGATATGCGTAGTGGTATGTTCGGTGGAGGTAATGGTCCAGCTTAGATAGATAATATTCTCATGTAATAATAAATGGCATATCAGCTTCAACCAGGATTGAAAATTGTCGAAAATCCCGCTCGCCCCTCCGTGTGTGCTACGGAAGAGGTGTTCACTTACCCCCAGCCCAGTACCCTTAACTATGGTTCTAGTAGACCCAATACCATGTTATACGGTACCTCTCCTTTCATGGCGGGTAAGGGTGCCCCCGCTCAGTTTATCGAGACGAGTGACATGCTCCGCCCTCAATCCACATCTAGATTTAACAAGGTCGTTGCTCAAACGTACGAACAAAATTTATTCCCTCTCCAAGACATGAAATGTAAGCTTCCTCTCAACACGGTACAATATGTTCCCGCCAGTACCACAGCCGAAACTCAGAATATGCAGTTCATGAAGCGATATCCTGGTCAATAAAAATCTCTTCTAAAATTAAGAATGGCGGATCCACTTTCGTTAGTAGCTATCGCTGGATTGGCATATGCAGGAAAAGTTTTAAGTGAAAAAAAGAAGACCGAGGAGTACAACCTGACCGTTCAACAGGCATCTATCCCTGTAATGCAGGAAGAGGTACCTAATGTCATGTCTCCCAAACCCGTTAGTTTATCTAATTTACCCGATTCAAAGGTTGAGATAAATAATTTTTCGGATATTGCACCACAGGGGCGTTCGAGTGGTGGCGAAGTTTTAGAAATGCGTGATCGTATGTTCGACGGCGGTCGCATGAATAACCTTTCTCCTATTGAGAGGCAACAGGTGGGCCCGGGTATCGCAGTTGGTCCCGATGTTCCAGCAGCGGGTGGTTTCCACCAGATAGTGCGCGTGAATCCTGAGAATGTGGGTGCGTATAGAATGACTACTTTACCTGGTAGAAGTGGCCCCGCGCATGATATTTTCGGTGGTCGACGTGGTAAGATGGGTGAGATTGCGAATAACCGCCCCGAAAAGACTGCATACCTCCCCGAGCGTCGCCCGGTTGCCGGTGCTAAGTCCCAGGGTTTCGGTGGTCATATTCCCAGGGGTGAGCATGTGAATGGTAAACGTATTACCAACCGTTCTATGACCGGTTCTCGTAATGACGGCCTCGGCTTTAACGGTGCTAAGCGTACTGTGTCTGCACTCCAACATGTATCGGATCCCACTCGTAACAAGAAGGATGGTAACGTCGAACAATACAGGTATAACAACCAGCTTGCTCCCGGTATAAGCACTTTCTCTCACGGTCACGTCGTGGCTCCCGCTTCTCAACTCAGAGAATCTCAAGCTATGTCTCCCCAGCGCCCGTACACTTCCGAGGAGTTGTTTGCATATGGCTTCCGCCCCGATGATCGTCGTGGTAAGGCGAATAGACATGGTAATGCTGGTCGCATGAATGTTCGCGCGGGACCCCTTAACCAAGGTGGTATGCCCACTGCTATGCGTTTCGATACCACCCGTATTGATGGTCGCACGGGTCCTCTTAACGGTGGATGGACACAGCAATACGATAACAATAAGTATTACAACTTCAATCACTACAAGGGCAACGCCAACCCATACGCCACAGATTACAGTCTCAACGTGGCCAAGCAACAGCTTCAGAACAACCCCCTCACTCAACAGATCATGTAAACAATTTCATCTTTTGCATAAACACACTGATTAAAATATATCCCCTTATTTTAATGAGCGTACACACGTTAGACATAGATAGTGGAGAACGCGATCCTGTAGCGTACCCCAATCCAGGGGATTATGTCGTCGAATTGAAAAATCCCATATACAACGTCTCTAAAATATCACTGGTATCGGCTCGTATCCATGCGAGTCAATTGCTTATAAACGACAGAAATAACACGTTTTCGGTTAATGGTACCACCATAACGTTACCTAACGAAAATTACAGTGGAAACGAATTGGCGAGTGAACTATTATCTAAATTTCAGGCTGGCTCGGTACCTATTTCAAGTGTAACGTACGATAAGAGTAAAAACGATTTAACATTTGGGGGTGCGGGTGCATTTACATTTGAGTTTTACGGTGGAGATAACGGGTTTGATACCGGTTCAGAAGGATTAACGACGCCGCATGATATTCTGGGACTTCCTGCAAGTAATGTAACGTCGGTGAATAACACTCTCACGACCGGAAGTATAAATCTCCAGGGTCCAGATGCGCTCATACTAAAAATAAGTAGCGGTGCAGAAGAATTGAATAAGACNGTATATTCCGATACACCTTTCTACACTGGTCGAATCCTGATGTGCGGAGACGTCATCAATTATTCTGGTGTAGACGACACCGTGGAGCACACTTTCGAATCGGGTTCACAAAATATATCGAAACTACGTATTCAGTTCTTTTACAGTAGTAATAATCGATTGATTCCATATGATTTTAGAAACGCGAATCATGTATTAAAATTATCAATCGACGGTGCAGTTGATAAATTATCGAGAGTTCCTATGGTAAAGAAGGGTACAGAATTACAAAATGAAGAACGTACTGAAGGATACCGTCTTCCGCCAAATATTCAAGACAGGGTTGATGACCTGAATAAATGGAATGGGTTTGTTTATATATTTTTAATTATACTTACCGGCTGTTTCTTCATTGTATTCACTAAACCTCGAAAGTTTAGCGAGTAACCGCGTAGACGGGCGCAACGGGCTTCCTGACGCGAGTAGACACGCGAGAGATGATCATGTAGACGATCACGGAAAGAAGAGTAGTGAAGAGAGCGGTGAGCGCATAGTTCATGCCGCCGTTCTTCTGAACCTTGACGACCTGGTGAATGGACCAACGAACGACGTCCATCCAGGAAAGAGCCGCGGCGAAGGAGAAACCAGCGACGACGGAGTTGAGGGACTGAGCCTCGAGCTCACGGGAGATCGCGAGGACGGTATCGACAGCGATATCGGAAGACATTTATTGTATGCACAGATTTTATTCTGGTAGCAAATCTTCGACGATCAATAATTTTTTGTATGTATTCTTATTGTATCCTCTGATATCGCCCTTCCTGGGTGTATCAGGTTCCGAATCGGAATCCGAATCTGACCCAGATTCCGAAGACTCGTCGACCGCCTTAAAACTTTTGTAATTAGAAGTCGTCCATCCCTGGAGAGGTGATGTGTCCATTACTATCAATCGCATTTTTTATCATTTCTTCTGACGGATTGGTCGGATTCCAACCATCCCATGCGTCATATGCCTCATTGATTTTCATATAAAGTTCATCTGTTCCCGAATACGGGGCAAATGGAGGTTCTTCCGCCTCATCAACTGTCTCTATTTCCTCTTCATCCTCAGATTCCTCCTCTTCGTAAATCTCGGGGAAATACGATCCAATCTGTTGACCTACTGTATTCATCGCACAGTATTTTAAACAGTATTCCATATCCTTCGCTAAAATTATATCTCGACCACACGCTTTAGCGTACTGTCCTGATAAAACGACGGCGTGCTCCATTACCGGTTGCATTATGTTAATTGCTGATTCCACCATTTGGGAAGATAACTTTTCCGCTGCCTCCATTGATTCGGAGTATATTATTAGCGAGCGCGTAAACTCTAAGCTCTCTTTTAAAAGTCGTTTCACTATTCAGTTTCAGGTTTATGATTTGCTCCTTAATAGCACTGAAATTGCGCTGACCCGTTGGATACCACTTCTCGGGTTCTAATGCAAAGCTATACGAGTAAAACCGTCTGAATAATTGAGTTCTCGAGTGATGGATACCACTCTGTACGGCCCTGAGATGTACGACATTTCCGGTCACTTCATCGAGAATTGTTTCGTTATCCAAAACCATCCCTAAACTGATGAGGTGTTCGAAGTTTACATATTTACCACTGGATCCTGGTGGGTATATTTGAGAGACAAAATCATAATCAAATGTGCTTATAAAACTTTCAACTTGTAGGGGAATATTCGCAATGACAAAATATAACTCCTTTACAGGGTTCGTGAAATCCATTTTAAACCTGTACTCATCCGTACCTTCGGAACTAGAGACCGGAATTTCAAAAGTATCCTGTTGGATCTGTGTGATGATGTAGTCGCGATTACTTTTCTTAATCGCCTGTCGTTCTGGGTCGTTAAGTTGAACCATCTCGGTATGTAAACGCATAGATTCGATACCAAATCGAGACGTATCGCCAATACCAGCTATGTTCATATTTATCTGACCCCCCATTCCCGGATGGGAGTTACAATAGTAATATAAGGTACTCGGTGTATCACTGTTTACTGTAAACGTTAATATAACCGACCCGTTCATGAAATTAGTTACTGTTGATTGATTATCCGAATATGCTGCATACGGTGGGATAGTATGAATACCATCCGCAC